CGAGACCGCCCGGCCCATCACCAGGCTGTACGCAGCCGCCGAATGGCGGCATGACCCCAAGGTGGCCAAGGTCCGGCTGACCGACCGGCAGCACTCGCAGAACCTGCGCGAGTGGCTGGCGCAGCTGCCCCGCGAGGACGGCAGCAGCGAGGTGGGCGTGCGGCCTGACTTCACCATCGTGGACCCCTCGGCAGCGTCGTTCATCGAGCAGCTGCAGGAGGACCGCATGCACGGCCTGGCACCGGCCGACAACGAGGTGCTGGACGGCATCCGCACGGTGTCGTCACTGCTCGCGGCCGACCGGCTGCGGGTGCACGAGTCCTGCCGGCCCCTCATCAGTGAGCTGGCGTCCTACAGCTGGGACGACAAGGCCACCGAGGCCGGCCAGGACAAGCCGCTGAAAGTCGCTGACCACGCCGTGGACGCACTGCGCTACGGCATCCACACCACTCAGGCGCTCTGGCGTCCACACATCGGAAAGAGGCTCGCTGATGCTGCCTAAGAACGGAACCCCTTGGCCCCCGCGCAGCGCGCACACCGAGGCCATGGCCGAGTGGTCGGCCTGGTACTCCGGTGACCCGCTGCAGCTGTCCACGTTCTACGCCGCGCGCTCGGGCGTGCAGGCGCAGCCCAACACGTTCCGTGGTGGCGTGGTCGGCCGGATCGCGCGGTGGTGGTGGGGTCAGCCCACGCCGGCCGGCGAGCAGGCTGCCAAGCTCCACGTGCCGCTGGCCGCGGATATCTGCGGCACCTCGGCTGACCTGCTGTTCTCCGAGCCGGTGCAGCTGCGCAGCGAGTCCGAGTCCATGCAGGCGTTCCTGGACGAGCTGCAGGACCACCAGCTGGACGCCAAGCTGCACGAGGCCGGCGAGGTGCAGGCCGCGCTCGGTGGCGTGTACCTGCGCACGGTGTGGGACTCCGAGGTGTCCCCGATGCCGTGGACCGAGCTGGCCCACCCCGATGGTGCCGTGCCGACGTTCCGGCACGGTCGGCTGGCCGCGGTCACCCTGTGGACCGAGCTGGGCAGCGACGGCAGCACCGTGTACCGGCTGCTGGAGCGCCACGAGCCCGGCGTGATCCTCTACGGGCTGTACGCCGGCACCAGCAGCAACCTGGGCAGTGTCCGGCCGCTGCAGGACCACGAGGCCACCGCACCGCTCGCGGGCCTGGTGGACGACCAGGGCGCGCAGTACACCGGCGTGAACCGGCTCACCGTGACCTACGTGCCGAACATGCTGCCCAACCGGCTGCACCGCCACAGCGCACAGGGCCGCTCGGACCTGCAGGGCGTCACCCCGCTGCTGGACGCGCTGGACGAGGCGTACTCCAGCTGGTGGCGTGACATCAGGCTGGCCAAGGGCCGCATTCACGTGCCGGCGCAGTACCTGGAGTCCGATGGCCCCGGCCAGGGCGCACGGGTGGACGTGGACCGCGAGGTGTACGTGCCCGTGGACGGCGTGCTGGCCACCGGCAAGGAAGGGCTGCTGATCCAGGCGCAGCAGTTCGCCATCCGCGTGGCCGAGCACGCGCAGACGTGCAAGGACTGGACCGAGCGGGTGATTGAGTCCGCCGGCTACTCCACGCAGTCCATCAGCTCGGGCGCGGGTGGCGCGGTCACGGCCGCCGAGGTGCACAGCCACGAGCGGCGCAGCTACATGACCCGCGGCAAGAAGGTCCGTTACTGGACCGCCGGCCTGCAGGACCACCTGGCCGCCATGGCCGAGGTGGCCAACGTCCACCTGGGCGGCGGCATCCTGCTGGACTCGGTGCAGGTGGAGTTCCAGGACGGTGTGCAGGAGTCGGCCATGTCGCTGGCGCAGACCGCGCTGGCGCTGCGCAACGCCGAGGCCGCGTCCACCGAGACCCGCGTGCGGCTGATCCACCCCGAGTGGGACCAGGTGCAGGTGGACGCCGAGGTGTCACGCATCCTCGGCGAGAACGGCCACGCCGGCGCTACCCTGCCGGACCCGATGGACGCAGGGCTGTGAGGGCCTGCGACGAGGACGAGCCGGACGGCGAGTGGTACGCGTGGGTGGACGTGCAGGCGACTGGCCGGCCAGACGTTCTGGTCGGCCAGTCCGGCCCCGAGTCCATCTTGTGTGACAACCCGCCCGAGTCCATGCCCGAGTCCCGCCCGCTGCTGGGCTTCCGACTGATCGAGAGGTGACGCTGTGCCTGTCAGCCGACGCACCGCCGCGGGCCTGTCAGACCAGCTGGCCGAGCACTACGCCGCTGCCGAGGTGCGGCTGCTGCGCATGATCGCGGCGCAGCTGGAGCAGGGCCTGGACTCACCGACCTGGGCGCAGGACAAGCTGGCCGAGCTGCAGCTGTTCCGCCGGCGCGTGGCGCAGGCCATGGCCGTGGCGACCGCCGAGGCCACCGCGATGGCGGCCGACACGGTGGCCAACGCCTATCGCCTCGGCATGGCCGTGGGTGAGGGCGAGCTGCTGGCCGCCGGCCTGTCCGCCGGCGCACCGACGCAGGCCGAGCGTGCGGTGGAGGCCCTGACCCGCGCGCACGCCGGCCAGCTGGAGGCCGCGTCACCGATGGTGGTGCGGCAGACCGCTGACGCCTACCGCGATGCGGTGGTGCGGGCCAGCTCGGGCACCCTGTCCGGTGCGGCCACCAGGGTGCAGGACGCGCAGCAGGCGCTGGACACCCTGGCCCGCGGCGGCATTACCGCGTTCACCGACACCGCCGGCCGGCAGTGGGGCCTGGAGTCCTACGTGGACATGGCCACCCGTACGACCACGGCGCAGGCCGCGGTGGTCGGGGCCATGGACCGCATGGAGCAGGGCGGCCTCCACCTGTTCATCGTCAGCGACAGCCCGCGCGAGTGCGAGCTGTGCGCCGAGTGGGAGGGCAAGGTGCTCGCGCGCGGCCCGGTGCCGGCCATGCAGACCAATGCCCTGACGGGAATTCTCGAGCCCGTCACGGTGGACGGCACGGTGGACGAGGCCATAGCGGCCGGCCTGTTCCACCCCAATTGCACGCACAACCTGTCCGGCTACGTGCACGGCGTGACCAAGCGCAGCATGGCCCACCACAACCCCGAGGGCTACGCCGAGAAGGTGGAGCAGCGGCGGCTGGAGCGGGGCCTGCGGGACTGGAAACGCCGCGAGGCTGCAGCCATCACCCCCGAGGCCAAGCGCGCCGCAGCGGGCAAGGTCCGCGGCTGGCAGGCCCGGCTGGCCGAGCACACCGCCCGCACCGGGCTGCCCCGCAAGTACGGCCGCGAGAGCTTCGACGTGAAGTCCATCAGCGTGCCGGGTGACCGGCTGGCCGGCCGCGAGGCGCTGGACGCGCTGGACGCGGACGTGCTGGAGGCCGAGGTGGCCGAGCTGATGCGGCTCAACGACTACGGCCCGCGGTTTGAGCGGCTGGCCGAGGAGCTGGACCGCCGCGACAACGTGGTGCAGACCCTGGCCGCCGAGGCCGACGCCATCGCGGAACGCGAGGCGCTGGAGCGGCTGCTGTACGGCAACCACCAGCTGTCTGAGGGCATCGTGCGCCGCGAGGTCAAGCGCGACCTGGAGGCCGAGCTGCGCGACGAGTACAACTCGTGGGTGCACACGCAGTGGCTGCGCGCCGAGGCCGAGTGCCGCGGTGTGCTGCTCAACAAGCGCGCGCAGGCCGCGGGTATCGACCCTGTGGACCTGTTCACGCGTAGGCTGCGGGACCTGTCCAAGTACGCCAGCCAGGAGCTGCAGGAGTGGTTTGCACAGCCGGGCAACCAGCGGCTGAGCTTCCCCGAGTTCCGTGCCGGCCGCATGGACGACAAGAAGGCCCGCGAGGCGAGCCAGCGCCTGCGCAACCGTGGGTGGGAGAGTGAGTTCGGATGAGCGAGCAGCCCGGCCGCCGCGAGGTGGTGAAGCTGACCAGGGCCAAGGCGCTGGAGCTGATGCGCGCTGGCCAGGAGGCCAAGGCCGCCGGCGAGCCGGCAACCGCGTGCCCGTACTCCCCGGCCGGCAACGCCACCGAGCGGGTGAGTGTGCAGGCGTGGCTGCGCGGCTACCTGCGCGGACCCAAGCGCGAGGCCCCGCCACCACAAGGGTGACGGGGCCTCGGGCCTGTCGGTCAGTACGGCCGATGCTGGGCCACGTACGCGGCCTCGGGCGTGCGCGCGAGACGCACCCGGCGGTCGTGCTCGCGGGCCTCGGCCAGTGCCTCGGCGTTGGTCCAGTCGTGCGCGCAGCTCGGCCGGCCGGTGGTCTCGGCGGCCGGGGTGCCGCACACGTAGCAGCTGGACGGCCGCTGGTGCACGGGCAGGGTGTGGCTGGTGGTCATGTCTCGGTCTCCCTTGGTGGTCACAGCTCGCGGATGGATCGGACGGTGGCCAGGCTGTACGCGTCGGCCAGGGTGCGGCCGTCCTGGAGCAGCACGGCCATGTCCGCGCCGCCGCCGTGGCTGACAGCCGCGGCGACCAGCTGGCCGCGCAGCACCTGCTCCGCGCCGTAGCGGGGCCGCACGGTCAGCTCCACCCGTGAGCCGGTGAACGCATGCGCCACAGCCAGCCGCTGGTTGCGCTCCAGCGTGGCCACGTTGCGCGTGGTGCGCCGCTTGGTGCGCGTCTTGGTCTCGGTCATGTCTCGGTCTCCCTTGTGGTGGTGGTCAGCGCCGGACGAGGGCCGGCACGGATGCGTTCGTGAACACCGACCCCTCGCCGTTCGTGTAGCGGATGCGGATGGACCGCTGGGCGGCGCGGTGGTTGCCCGTCCAGCCGCGGCGGATGGACTCCACGGTGCGGAACGGGTGGCCGAGGATGCTCACGGTGTCGCCGGCCTGCAGCTTCCAGATGGTGGTGGTGGTCTCCATGCGCAGAACGTTAGCACTGCGCATGCAGTGCGTCAATAGTTCGCGCGAACACAGCGCGCAGTGACACCAACCCCGACCCGTCCCGACCCGTCCACACACTCTCGCGCGCGGCGCGAGCTTGACAGCTGCGCACTGTCACGCTAGTGGTTGCGTAGAGAATGCGCAGTGTCGTACCGTCACTGCTGTAGTGGGAGCACTGCCCGAGAGCGCCAGGAGCGCCAGTGCACACAGTCCAGGCCCGCCAGGTGCGGGCCTTTCGCATGTCTCCAGGAGGGACAGCAACATGACCGACCCCGCACCGAGCACCGACCCCGCGGCCGACCCGGCCAACCCCGGCACCGACCCGGCGAACCCGCCGGCCGACCCGCCGGCCCCGACCGACCCGCCCGCCGACCCCCCGGCGGACCCGGCCGACGAGAACGACCCGCGGGTGAAGCGCGCGAACAGCGAGGCGGCCAAGTACCGCACCGAGCGCAACCAGCTGCAGCAGCAGCTGGAGGAGCAGGGCAAGACCCTGCAGGCACTCGCGGCCGTGCTCAACCCACAGGCCAACCCCGAGGCCGACCCGGCCGCGCAGCTGGCCACCATCACCAGCGAGGCCGAGAGCCTGCGCAACGAGGTCACCGGCCTCCGCGCCGAGCTGATGGTGCACACCCTCGCGGGCAAGAACGGCGGCGACCCCGTGGCGCTGCTGGACTCCCGTGGCTTCCTGTCCAAGCTGTCCGGGCTGGACCCGGCGGCCGACGACTACAGCGACCAGGTGGCCGCAGCCATCAAGGCCGCGGTGACCGAGAACAAGAACCTCGCGGCGAGCGGCCAGGTGCCGAGCCGCGGCGGCGCACCGGGCGCGGGCCAGGGGTCCGAGCAGCCGGCCGGCGCTGTCACGCAGGAGCAGTTCAACGCCATGTCCTACCAGGACCGCGGGCAGCTGTTCCGCACCAACCCCGAGCTGTACCGCCGCCTGGCGGGCTGACGCAGCTCACCCCCTGACCGCTCACACGAGAGAGAGACACAATCATGACCGCAACCACGAGCGCCGACGTGTTCGTGCCCGAGGTGCACGCCGACATGGCGCAGGCCGAGTTCCTGGGCCAGGTCAAGGTGGCCGGTTCGGCCGCCGTCCTGGAGGACTCCACGCTGGAGGGCAACCCCGGCGACACCGTGACGTTCCCCAAGTGGGCCGCGCTCAGCGACCTGGTGGACCTGAACGAGGGCGACGTGCTGACCGTCGAGGCGATGGCCACCACCGAGTCCAGCGCCACCATCAAGGAGGCCGGCAAGGCCGTGGGCGTCAAGGACCGCGCCAAGCTGGTCGCGCTCGGTGACCCGCTGGCCGAGGCCGCCCGGCAGTTCGGTGAGCTGGCCGCCCGCAAGGTGGACGCCGACCTGATCACCGAGGCGCAGAACGGCCTCCCCGGCGCGTTCGACAAGGCCGCCGCCGCCGGCCAGACCACCCTGGTGTGGGACCGGATCGTGGACAGCATCGTCCCCTTCGGTGACGAGTGGGACCCGAGCAAGTTCGCGGGCTTCTACATCAACTCGCTGCAGATGGCGGACCTGTTCCGTGACCCGCAGTTCATCGAGGCCGCCAAGCTCGGCCAGGGCAGCGACCTGCTCAGCCGCGGCAGCATCGGCCTGCTGGCCGGCGTCAACGTCAAGGTCACCGACCGGGTGGCGGCCAAGAAGGTCCTGCTGATCAAGAACCAGGCGCTTGGCCTGCTCTACAAGCGCCGGCCCATCGTGGAGCACGACCGCGACATCCTCGCCCGCGAGGACGTGATCACCACGAACCTGCACTACGCGGTGAAGCGGCTCAACAACCGCGGCGTGGTCCGGCTCACCCTCGCGGCGGCCTGACCCGCATGGGCATGCTGATGGCCCGGCACCGGGGCCGGGGTGGCGACACCCCGGCCCCGGCCAAGCCGGCACGCAAGCGCAACCGCAGGCCCGCCACCGAGACGGCCACCCACGAGGTGGAGCAGGTGACCGACACCCCGGCCGACACTGCCGGGGCGGCCACCGCCGAGTCCCCCGAGGACTCGTCCGGCGAGTGATCGCACCAGTGCAGCAGGGCCAGCCACGAGCTGGCCCTGCTGTCGCTGTGCAAGCACCCACCAGGAGGACGCCATGGCACGCATCACGTGCAACCAGCCGGCACACCTGACCGGCCACGTCGGCCCCGTCCGGTTCGTGGACGGACACGCCGAGACCGAGGACGCCGAGGCCCTGGCCTACTTCGCCAGCGACCCCGAGCGGTTCACGGTCGAGACCCCCGAGGCCCCGGCCGACGAGGTGACCGACACCCCCGCCGAGCAGCCGCCGGCCGACCCGAACCCCAAGCCCCGCCCGCCGCGGGGCAAGTGACCTGGAGGCCAGCATGCGCGTGTACGCCACCCCCGAGCAGCTGGCCGCAGCCCCCAACGGCAGCACCGTGCCCGAGGCCGACGCACCGGCCTACCTGCGCACCGCTTCGCGCATGGTGGACCGGCTGCTGGTCGGCCGGGCCTACGCCACCGACGTGGACGGCATGCCCACCGACGCGGACGTGCTCCAGGCGCTCCAGGACGCCGCGTGCGCCATCGCCGTGGAGCTGGTGGCCACCGGTGCCACCCTGCCCGGCGCATCGGCGCAGTGGGACTCCGTGGGCATCGGCAGCGTGTCCCTGTCCGGCCGCAAGGCCACCGAGGGCACCCTGACCATCCTGGGCCTGCCCGTCCCCGCTGCCGCCATCGCGGCGCTGTCCGACGTGGGCACCATGGACGTGATCGTGGGCAGCCGGCGCTACGGCCGGCCCCTGGACCGGGTGGCGCTGTGAGGATTCCCCCGGCGCTGCTGGTGCACACCGTGACGGTGCAGCCGGCCGCCGGCGAGTCCAGCACCGGCCAGGTCTACGGCGACCCGTTCCAGCTGCGGTGCATGGCGCAGGGCCGGCGGCGCATGGTCCGCGACAGCGACGGCAACGAGGCGCTGTCCACGCTGACCCTCTACGCGGCCCCCGAGGACTTCGACCGGATCACCGCCGGCAGTCAGGTCACCTGGCACGGCGGCGTGTCCACGGTCATGGCCGTGGTGCCGCACGACTCGGGCGGCCTCGGCGCGCCCGACCACACCGAGGTGGTGTGCGAGTGAAGGTCCGCAGCACCATCAACGTGGACAAGGCACGGGACACGATCTACGCCGGCGCGGCCAAGGGCCTGACCCTGGCCGCCGAGGCGTGGCTGACCGAGGCCAACCTGACCGTGCCCCACGACGAGGGCACCCTGGAGCGTTCCGGCGAGGCCAGCGTGGACGAGGCCGAGCTGCGCGCCGCGGTCTCGTATGACACCCCGTACGCCGTACGCCAGCACGAGGACATGACCCTGAGCCACGACGGCAAGGGCCAGGCCAAGTGGCTGGAGAACACCGGCACACAGATGGCCGACACGCTCGCGCAGATCATCGCCACCGCGTGCCGTAGCGAGGTGGAGGGCTAATGCAGCAGACACTGCTGGACGGCATGGCGCGCATGCTCGCGCAGACCGTCAACACCCTGGTGCTGGCCGAGGACGACCCACAGTGGTCCTACTCACCAGACGCCGCGCTGCCCGCCGGCAAGGTGCCGGTGACCATCGCAGGCGCACCCGCTGGTGACCCCGCCGGCGGTGGCGCAGCGGTGACGCTGGCGACCTACGGCAGCGGCCCCGAACCGAACACCCGCGACGGCATCGAGTACCCGCGCATGCAGGTGCGTGTCCGGCACGAGAACCCCCTGGTGGGCCTCTACCTGGACCGCATGGCGTACGACGCGCTGGCCTCGGTGCTGCAGGCGTTCGGCCAGTCAGTGACTGTCGAGCTGCCGCCGGCCAAGCCCGACCAGCCCGACCGCTGGAACCTCACGGACTGCTACGCGCTGCAGTCCGAGGCGCAGCCACTCGGCCGCGACGAGTCCGGCCGCTGGGAGTACGTCCGCAACTACCAGCTGACCACCGAGCGCACCCCATCGGCCTGACCCCCGGCCACCATCCCGCGAGAGAGAGAGCACCATGCAGATCAACGCACGAGACTGGCTTTTCGAGGCCAGCGCCGACCCGTCCGCCACCACCCCGGTGTGGGCGCAGATCGGTGGCGTGGAGTCGTTCACGCTGTCCAACAGCGAGGGCGAGGAGTCCACGGACACCACCACGTTCGCCAGCGCCGGCGTGGCCGAGTCGCAGGCCATGCAGCGCGGCGCGTCCCTGTCCATCGAGGGCAAGATCGTCCGCAACAAGACCACCAACGCGCCCGACGCCGGCCAGGCCGTCTGTGACGCGCTCGCGGCCGAGGTGGGCGAGGAGTCGCTGGGCGGCGTCCGGTTCCGCCACGTGTCCGACACCGACTGGACCGTCTGGACCGCGTGGGCGTCCAAGGGCGACAACGGCGGCGGCATCAACGACAAGACCAGCTGGAGCTGCAGCTTCACGCGGTCGGGTGCGGCCTCCACGGTCGCGGTCACCCCGTGACCCGCTGACCCCACAGCAACACCCCGCAGGGCCAGTCCGTACATCGGGCTGGCCCTGCGGCGCTTCACCCCGGAGACCACCACACCCCGGTCCCTCACGTGACCGACAGGAGACCCGCAGACATGACCGAGCAGACCACCGAGCTGAGCAAGACGGCCGCCGAGCTGGAGGCCGAGCTGGCCGAGCTGCGCGCCAAGGCGCAGGAGACCGCCGACGCCATCCACGACGAGGTGGAGGAGGGCCTGGAGGACTTCGACGCGTTCTGGTCCAGCCGCAAGCGCAAGACCCACCCGGTGAAGATCGGCGGCCGGATCATCCACCTGCCCCCGTCCCTCCCGCTCCAGTTCGAGCTGGAGGCCCGCAAGCTGCAGCGCAGCAAGGGCGACCAGGACGTGCGCAAGCTGGTCGGCATCATCTTCGGCCAGGACTCCATGGAGCACTTTGCCGAGGCCGGCATGGACGTGGAGCAGTTCCAGGTCCTGCTCGCGTGGGCACCGCGGCGCATCGCCGGCGAGCTGGGCGAGGACGGCAAGCCGCTGACCATCGCACAGGTGGCCGCCGAGGTGGCCGAGCGCCAGGCCGCGCAGGAGCAGGCCGACGAGGACGGCGAGCCGGACCCTTCCTGACGCCTGCAGAGCTGGAGGCCAGGGACTGGTGGCTGTTCGTCAGTCAGCGGTGGGCGCTCATCGTGGCCGACTTCCGGCGTGAGTACGGCATCACGCCGGACGAGCTGGCCGCGATGGGCCTGCCCGACTTCCACATGTACGTGCGGGGCCTGTCCCGGCACTCCACCTTCCTGCAGGCGTGGTCCAACGCGCCCAAGCACCTGTACGACCCCGCCGACGTTGCGGCCGTGACCGCGGCGGCGCGCCGCTGACCACCAGGAGTCCCCCATGTCGCTGTCCATCGGTGAGTTGGTCGGATACCTGGACCTGGACACCACAGGCGTGGACAAGGGCGTGGCCAAGACCAACGGCCTGCTGGGCAAGGTCTCGTGGGGCACGCTCGTGGTGGGCGCTGGCGCGGCTGCTGCTGGTGTGGGCGCGGCGCTGTTCGGCATCGGCGGCGTGTTTGACGACGTGTCCGACAGCATCCGTGTCGGCACCGGCGCGACCGGCAAGCACCTGGAGAACCTGACCGAGGTTGCCAAGCAGGTGGGCGACGAGATACCCGCGTCGTTCTCCGAGATTGGCCCGGTGCTCGCGGACGTGCACTCGCGCATGGGCGCGACCGGTGACGACCTGAAACTGCTGTCTGAGCAGTTCCTGGAGGCCGGGCGGCTGTCCGGCGAGGTGATCGACGTGCAGGCCGTTACGGGCGCGTTCAACGCGTTCAACCTCGGCCCCAAGCAGGCCAGCGCGGCCATGGACCAGCTGTGGTCCATCAGCCAGCAGACCGGCACCAGCATGTCGCAGCTCGGCGCGGACGTGGCCCGCCAGGCCCCGCTGCTGCAGCAGTTCGGTTTCACCCTCGGCCAGTCCGCGAGCCTGCTCGGGAACCTGGACGCGGCCGGCATCGACGGCAACCGCACCATGGCCACGCTGTCGCGCGCCATGGTCACGTTCGCCAAGGACGGCAAGGAGCCGCAGAAGGCGCTGCAGGACACCATCGGTGGAATCAGCGACCTGCTGGCCAAGGGCGACGAGGCCGGCGCGGTCAACCTGGCCGGCAAGGTGTTCGGCACCCGCGGTGCCGCGCAGTTCGTGGCCGCGGTGAAGTCCGGCAAGGTCAACGTGGACAGCCTGTTCAAGGCCACCGCCAAGGGCGGCGACACCATCATGGGCGCGTCCAAGGACACCGCGGACTTTGCCGAGCAGTGGCAGCTGTTCAAGAACGATGTTCTGCTGGCCGTCGAGCCGGTGGCCACCCGCGTGTTCGGGGCCATCAGCAAGGGCATGGCCACGTTCGTGTCCAAGGGTGCCCCCGCCATCGGCGCGTGGGTGCAGGGCGTGGCCCGCGGCGAGGGCGTGGTGGGTGGACTCGTGACCACGCTCGGCACCCTCGCGGGTGCTGTGGCCGACACCGTGGGGTGGTTCAACAAGCACCGCACCACCGCGGCCGTGCTCGCCGGCGTGATCGCCGGCCTGGTCGTGGTCACTCAGCTGCACGCCGCTGTCATGGCGGTGTCCGCGGCCGGCGGCATGGCCAAGTGGCTGACGCAGACCAAGCTGATCAGCGCGGCCACCAAGACGTGGGCCGCGGTGCAGTGGGCCATGAATGCGGCCATGTCGGCCAACCCGATCATGCTGGCGGTTATCGCCATCGCGGCACTCGTGGCCGGCGTCGTGCTCGCTTACCGCAAGGTGGGCTGGTTCCGGGCCGGCGTGGACGCCGCGTTCAACGGCGTGAAGGCTGCCGCCTCGGCTGTCGCTGGCTTCGTCACCGAGACCATCCCCAAGGCGTTCATGTGGGTGGTCAACAAGGCCAAGCAGTGGGGTCCGTACCTGCTCGCGGCCCTGGTGCCGGTGATCGGCATTCCCCTGCTGATCGCCAAGCACTGGGACAAGATCAAGGCCACGGCCGCCGCCGCGTTCCGCGCGGTGCTGTCGGTGGTCAAGAGCGTGGGCAACGGCATCAAGGCCGCGGCCAGCGCCGTGTGGAACGGCATCAAGGCTGCCGCCAGCGCGGTGTGGCGAGCCATCGTCGGTTACGTGCGCGGGCAGGTCAATCTGCTGCTCGCGGCCGTCAAGGGCCTGGCCAGCTTCCCCGGCAAGGTGGCCGGCTACTTCGGTGAGGCTAAGTCGGCCATCACCAAGAAGATGGGCGAGGCCGTGCAGTGGCTGCGCGGCATCCCCGGCCGTGTCACCTCGGCGGTGGGCGACCTGGGCGGCGTGTTGAAGGACGCCGGCCGGGCGCTGGTCCAGGGCCTGCTGGACGGCATCGAGGAGCTGTGGGACAAGGTCACCGACAAGCTGGACAGCTTGAAGGACAAGGCCCACAGCGTGGCCACCCTCGGTGGCATCCTCGGCAAGAAGGCCGCCGGCTCGGTGCTGTTCGCGCCGCTCATGGAGTCCATCCAGAGCAGCGAGAACCCGGTGCGCGATGCGCTCAAAAACATGGCGCAGTTCATCGGTGACAGCTTCGACAAGCAGCTGACCGCGGCCGGCAAGGCCGTGGACGCCAAGTACGACCAGATCGCGGCCAAGCTGCGCAAGAAGTTGAAGGGCAAGGCGCTGGAGAAGGCGCTGGCCCGCAACGAGAAGGCCCGCGACAAGGCCGCCAAGAAGGCCATGCAGTCGGCCAACGCGGCCGAGGCCGCGCTGATGGCCACCACCTCGGTGATCCGTCAGCAGCTCGCGCAGAACATCGCAGACCAGGCCGCCAACCAGCAGGCGCTGGAGGTGGCCAAGGACCAGCTGGAGGCAGCCACCGAGCTGCGCGACAGCTTCCGCGATGCGGTCTCGGGCAGTGCTCGGGACTACGTGTTCACGTTCGATGGCGGCAAGACCGCGCAGGACTACGTGGACCAGGTCAAGAAGAAGCTGGCCGACCTGATCAAGTTCCGCGAGAACATGGCCAAGCTGTCCGGCGTGCTGGACGCGGCCACGTACCAGGACATGATCGACAAGGGCGTCGAGGGTGCCGGCGACATGGCCGAGGCACTGGCCAACGACCCGGCAGCAGCTGCGGCGCTCGCGGACCTGTCCCGACAGGTCAACGAGGCCGCGGACGGCCTCGGCGCGGACGCGTCCACGCACCTGTACCAGGCCGGCGTGGACTCGGCGCAGCAGCTGTACAACGGGCTGGCGTCCAAGCAGGAGCAGCTGGTGGCCCTGGCCACCACGCTCGGTCAGCAGATGGCGGCAGCCATCGAGGAGGCGCTGGCCAAGGTCGGTGCCGGCGGCGGCGGCAAGGGCGGCGGCAAGGGCAAGGGCGGCAAGGGCGGCAAGGGTGGCGGCAAGGGCGGCCACCATCGCACGTCTGACGTGCCGGGCCTGGCCACCGGCGGCCGTGTCTCGCGGCCCACGCTCGCCTACATCGGTGAGGGCCGCGAGGCCGAGACCGTGCTGCCCGACTCGGTGCTGCGCGGCCTGCTCACCAAGGTGCACGAGGCCGGCAAGGCCGAGGGCCGCGGCGAGCAGTCCGGCCGCAACGCTCCGCTGATCGGTCAGGTGGTCCAGCAGCAGGGCGAGTCCGCGGACTCGCTGGCCGAGCGGCTGTGGTTCAAGACCCGCACCCGCGGGTGACGACGAGAGGTGTACCGCATGTCCGCGCTGGTTCCTGAGAACACCACCGGGGGTCTGATCCTGGCCCCCGGTGGTGCCGCCGGTGGTCTGATCACCGGCCCCGGACAGGTCCAGTACGGGGACATGCTGATGGGTGGTGGCACGTCGGCCGGCTGGCGCGACCTGGCCGGCTGGCGTGACACCCCCGACACCTCGCAGTCCGACACCCCGCGCCCGCAGGCGCATGGTTCCTACCCCGGCGAGGTGTGGGGCGAGTCGCAGCTGGTGACGTTCACTTACCTGCTGCGCGGCCGTACCGCGGCCAAGCTGGAGGCGCTGCGGCTGCTGGAGCTGTACCTGCCGCTGGACGGCGTGGAGCGGCCCTTGGTCGTGCACGACGGTGCCGCGGCCACCATGCGCATGGCGCGGGTGCTGCAGCGCCACCTCCCCATGGACAAGGCGTTCCTGGTCGGCCCGCTGGAGTGCTCGGTGCAGTGGGTGTGCGCGGACCCGCGCAGGTACAGCCTGGCCGAGCTGACCACCCCGCTGGCGCTCGGCACCACCAGCGGTGGCCTGGCGTACCCGCTGGTGTACCCGCTGTCCTACGGCACCACCACCGGTGGTGATCGCTCGGTGGCCAACGAGGGCAGCACCGCGGCCCCGATCCGGGCCACGTTCACCGGCCCGCTGATCAACCCCATGCTGACCAGCGACCAGGGGTGGCGGCTCGCGTTCAAGATCAACCTGGCCGATGGCGAGACCCTGGTGGTGGACACCAGCGAGGGCACCGCGCTGCTGAACGGCAGCGTGGACCGGCTGTACACCATCGACCCGCTGTCCAGCCCGCTGGAGCGGTGCCTGCTCCCACCTGGAGCCACCTCGCTCGCGCTGGGCGCTGCCTCGGGCAGCGGCTCGGCATCCGTGACCTACCGACACGCCTACCTCTGAGAGAGGACCCCCGCACGTGACTGCCTACGCACTGCGCCTGGAGAACAACACCGACACCGCGGTGCGCAACCGCATGGCCGACCTGCTCGGCCTCCAGCCCGGCAGCGGCCCGCTGACCGCGCGCGGTGGCGTGCGGCCCGATGGCGGCGGCGTGGTCGCTGTGCAGGCCGGCACCATGAATGTGACCGTGACCGCGTTCGGCGCGTTCGTCCCTGGCGGCGTGTCCGCCACGCAGGGCGGCTACGTGTTCGTATCGGACGCCACGGTGACCCTGCCGCTGACCCCCGGCCACGCCACCCTGGCGCGCATCGACACCATCGCGGCCCGCGTGCGGGACAACGCGTACGACGGGTCCGGGGCCATCATGGCGGACGTGCTGGTGGTGCAGGGCACGCCGGCCTCCAGCCCCGTGGCCCCCACGCTGCCCACCAACAGCGTGCCGCTGCGCGACGTGACCGTGCAGGCCGGCCTGTCCACCGGCAACGGTGGCCTGCAGAACAGCAACCTGTCCACCGACCGGCGGCGTTTCCTCACCTCGGCCGGCGGCGTCGTGCCCGTGGCCAGCCAGTCCGAGCGCGACGGCCTCGCGGCGTATGACGGCCTGGTGGTCTACCGCAAGGACACCGACAAGCTGGAGTCCTACAACGGCTCGGTGTGGTCTCCCTACATGCTCCAGCCGTCCGACTCT